GAGCTGGCGCGGTTCCGGTGACTGGCTGAGGTTGGGACATTTTCGATTGCGGCAGAGAAGGAGTTGAACATGAAAACAAAATAACAAGAACATTTAACAACCCTTTAACATAGGAAATTCGTCAAAACAAAGGAACATCACTGCCACTCCTCACCGGAGCGGGCGATGGTTCCCAGCAGGGCTTGCTGGTAATGGCGCAGTCTTTTGAGCGTTCTGCGACGCTTTTTCCCTATCTCCCGGGACTCGATTTCCTCCTCTGAAATGAGCGGGCCGGACTCCCGCAGAAGCACAAAAACCTCCTGAACGTCCTGGCCCCCGAAAATCCGCTGGGCCCACGAGTACTTTTGGTGATAGTACTCCAACAACCAACCTTGACACTCCAATTCGAGGAATGTGCAATAGTCCACCAAGAGGTCACCCAAGCGATAAGCCGAGTAACATTCGGTGGCATAATTGAGGTCGACGGCTGGACTATCGCCTTTGTCTATATGCCAAAGGGTTTTCAGCATAAGCAGTCGCGGGTTGCGGAAGGACCCATTTGGAGTCAAGTAAAATCCACAAAAGCTAGGGCGCAGAGTATACTGCACCTTCGCGATCAAGAGGAATTGGGACTTGACCCGGATCCAGAGGGCGCTCTCCTTCAGTTTGCGATTGGCGCTCATGTCGTCGCCGCCAATGCACAGAGGCACGCCACGAGGCAACTCGTACATGAGGCAAGTAACCGCCAGATTGAAGTACGTGTTGAAGTCGTAGGTGCCGGGCTCGCCAGTGTCACGACCAGTTTGTTTGGGGCCGATGACTGTTGAGATGATGTGGGTTTTCCACCAGGCGTACAGCTCTGGCATATCCAAGAACCCAAAAGAAAACTGCTCGAACAAGGACATCCATGCGTCCTTGAGACCGAATTGGGCCATGAGTTTGAGCTCAAGGCCGAGGCTGTCACCACGCTGGGTGGAGTCGAAGCCCTCGAAGTCACTCTCGGTGCTTTCGGCGTCGGTCCAATGTTCGCGCGCCCAGGTGCTGAGGTCCTCATTCGTCTTTTCGCAATTGCAGTACAGCTCCGGGGGGAACTGGTGCATCACGCGACGTCGAAGATAGCGAACCATGGGCCCAAAAAGCAGCACCACCGCGTCCTGACAGGTCGCAAGGGTTTGTCCAGCCTTGCCTGGTTTTCCCAACGTCTCCAGCTTCCCTTTAAGCTGTGATTTGATGAAGTGATCCACCAAATTCAACTTCCAATCGGGGTCACTGCGTTTGACATTGTTGAGGAGCACGGCTTGAGTCTTCTGAGTCAGTTTCCTGAACTCATTCTCGAAGATGCACTCCTGAAACAGCTGGGGGTCGAATTCCTCCTTATCACCGAAGTTAAGGTATCTTCCCATCGCCTCGAACAGCAGTTGAGCCTTCCACTCACTGTAGTTGAGGTCTTCCAGATTGTCAGCCGCTGTGCCATAATTGAGGCGCTTGTCAACTGTGACGCGGAAGAGCACGGGATCGTTGCCTTGCTGCTGTGGGAACAGCTGATCCGTGCGGTCGCCGAACTGCGTCGGTCTTTCCACAAAGAGCTCCGTCATCCCTTGCTCCCGTACCACCTCACGGGCTTCGCGGAAGGTGAGGTCCTGGCAGGCCTCATCCAACACTCCATTGGGATTCGCACGTGGGACATGGGTGCGAATCAGAGGCACGCTGGGTTCTGCGCGCATTGGTTTCGGTTCGGGCGGCGCCTGAGAGTCCTCGCCCTCAATCATCGTGAGGAGCTGGGGAGGGGCGCGCTCAGTCCACATCCCGCTGGCACGGGTCACGGGCGGTCCGGCTGCTCGGGCCTGTTGTATCCCCGCGCGAACCTTCTCATCCAAGTACAGGAATTGGAAGCCTGCCAACTGGCGAGAAAACGTGGCGCGGAAGTCCACTGGGGGCCCGAGGCCAAGCACGGCCATGACGTCGGGGCGTCTTTGTCGCAACTGCAAGTAGCCGGGCCCGTGCTGTTCGACGACGATCAGTTTGTGTGTAACACGACTGACCGCGCTGTAGAAATCACCGGGACTCTGCTTTTGCAACATGGTGTTGCTCAGGATGATGTGTGCAGTGTGCACCGTACCTCCTTGAGCGCCTCCAACATTACGAGCGACGTTGCCCTGCTGCCCAAGGTTGCCGACCTCCCCGTTCGTGGCGGCAATCACCGGATACCGATGGTCAATGACGGTCCGGCTCACAACTTCCCCCTTCACGGGGCTTGTGCACGGTATGCCGTAGGCTGCGGCGATGCATTGCGGACTTCGATGAGTCCAAAAGCAATAGGGCACCTGCGCCTTAGCAAACCAGCGAGCAGCTTCGTTCGGCAACTCATTGAGCTTGGTGTCGCTCTCTGGGTTGTTAAACTTGCTCTGCACCGTGTCACCCAGAAGGATGACGTGGCTTATGCTGGGCTTCAATATGCACAGCAGGTCCACGTACCCCGGTGGCATCAACGACAGCTCGTCGATGATCAGCACACGGGCTCCTCTGGTGAAGGCCTGCTCGAACGTGTTCAAAGCGTAGGACCCTCGACCCATCTGAAGAGCGTCGTGCCAATCCTGGCGGATGAGCACGCGCGGTACACTCAAGAACCAAACTCCTTTGCAATTGAACTCCTTCACTTTGCTCTTGAGGTACGCCTTGACTGGGGCGCTCTTCCCACACCCGGCGGCTCCTGACAGCCCCCTGAACCGGACCTTGCGACCACGGAAGTGTTCATGAGTGGCGTCCATCTTCTTCGTGGCCTCCTTCTCATAATCCTTTCCTTCCTGCCGCTTGATCGTACCGAACTGCCCTGTTTTGTACTCGCGAACGAGTTGTTTGCAGGCCATTCTGTCCAGCTCGACCGTGGTCCACTGCCCGAGGATGCTGTTGCCATATTCGTCCTTGAAGTCTTCCATGCAGAGCAGGAATTGATCCAATTCGGAACCAGCACAAACTCGAGGTTCGGCT